TCTGAAACTTTTAAATCAGCTGCACTAGCAAACCTTCTGCCTTCTTCAACAATTTGATTCATTAGTTGATTAAGAACTTGACTCGGCTCTTTATAAGGGAGTGGTAATATATTATCTCTTATGCTACCCGATGGTACATCTACATCTCTAAACTCAGCTGGAGAAATTGGTGTGTCATCTCCTTTGATACGTAAGCCTCTAGACTTAAACCCACCTGGTAAATTAGATAGTGTACCTGCGTCAACTAACTGTCTTAATATCATAGTACCTGATTTAGCAAACGCACCTATTAAGTGTATTAAACCAAAATGGTAAAAACCAAATCCAGGAACGTAACCATAATGCACAAAGTGTTGACGTTTTTGTCTTGTACTATCGTCTTGGCTCCAATTACGTTTGATTGCTAGGATAGTGTTAGTAGACTTTTCTATAGTTACTACATAAGGTAGAGCAATTCCAGTTTTCTCTCCATCATCGTCTTCATCTTCGTAACCTTCTAAATCTAAATCAACATGCATCTCTAAAATTTTCCAACGGCTATCAGTTGTAGCACTGAAGCCCATTTTTTCTGCTATCTTTTTCTCAACATCATCTAAATCATAAGTAGGCTCTCCTAAATCTACATCTGTGTAGAATCCTGCCACTTGTAATTTACGTAGATCATTTTGAGTCTTACGCATAACATGAGTTACACGTTCCGCACTTTTTAAATCAGATGCACCGTAAGGTACAACTAAATCTTCTGCAGGAATATACATAGATACTTGACGTTCTAAGCTAGGGTCATAATATACTTTTTTGAAAGCATTACCTGCTAGTCCTAAGCCCCATAACATTCTTTCATGCTCTGGTCTATACTCAGACATTTCTTCAGTAAGCTGGTAGTTCATGTTTTCTTGTACACGAGCTGCAGCGTCTTTGCACTCTTCAGTTTCTTTACCAATGATTTGTGTTTTGACTGGTCCTGCGGCTGGGAATGTTTCTGTCATAGTTTCAGCTTGGAACTTAACAAGTGCTTCTGTTAACAATGGGTGATAAACATTACATGCTCCTTCCCAAGGCTCACTTCTGTCTTCTAGTTTAAGACCTAAAAGGTCTAATCCTTCAACGTAAGTGTCTAGCCAATCTTTTCTTGAGTTTACGTCACCTTCAAAATCATCTATTAAGTCACCTGCTAATTCTTCAAGCAAGTTATCTTCCATTTCTTCCACAAGATTAAGACCAAATTCATCGTCATCCATACGGTTAGGGTCAATATTAATTTCCATTCCACCAACACTAATGTTAACTTCATCAGGGTCTACAATTTCAATTTCTATCTCAGATTCGTTTTGAGAAAGTTCTTCCATACTTTGAGGAGCTTGATATAAACTCTTGTCAACATTATTATCTTGTGCCATAATTTTTTCCTATAAAACGCAGATTAGTAATAATACTATAAGTACAACATTAATGATACGACAATGTTGTTTGTGTTTTTTTACTACCCATTTAGCTTTATCTCTAATTAATTGATATAACATAATAAACTCCTATTTTTATATAGTGTAAAGACGTTTTTGACCTGGTCTTCTAAAACTTGGTATATCATCTTCTTCGTCACTTGGCAACCTAATAAATCCACCTTGTCTGAACCGCATTAGTGCAAGGGTTGTCGCATCCACTAAGTCGTCATTTGCACCTGAAGGAAAGTCATTACACTCTTCAATTACTTCATGTGCCCATCTTCTATCTGGTGCCCACACAATACCTGAGTTAAACAAATCAGATACCGCATTTACTCTACTTATCTTATCTTGTCCTTTACCAGGAGTAAACTCTCCTACAGGAATACCCATTCTTCTAAACTCTTGGTAAAGAGCCGCTCCGTTTGACTTTTTTTCTACTACAAAAGAGTCAGGTTCCCATGATTTGTATTCTTCAATACACAACTCTTTTAATTCTGGAAACTCTAGTCTTCTTTTAATAGCATCTAATAATATTATATTATAATTGTTTGTTTCTTCGTTCATAAACACACCCCATGTAGTCAGGGCATTGTAATCTGCACGGTTATGAGATTCTTGAGCCGCATCGAGTGTCATTATAATAAATTCACACTCAGGTGGGTCTTCTTTTTCCCATACATTCCACCATTCTCTCTTGATAAGTGCTCCTTCTTCTGATACTGGGTTTTGCATGTACTGAGCGTTCCAATATCTTATGTCTAAAGCCGCACGTCTTGACTGTAATTCTTTTATAGGCCAGAACTCAGGCCATAATGGTACTTCTTCTCCATCTTTTTCTAGTATTGCTGGAAACTCTACCACTTCCCAGTCATCTACTTCATCATTCTTAACCATTTGGTTAACAATTTGACCCGTTAAGTCTAATTTAGACCATCGAGTCATCACTACAATGATAGCACCACCTGGCATTAGACGTTGTAGTGGTCCTGATTGAAACCATTCCCATGCTGGTAGAAAAACATCAGATTTTCCTAGCTTTGCATCTTGCTCAGAATGTGGGTCGTCAATGATAAATAGATCAGCCCCACGGCCAGCAAGAGCACCACCCACACCAATAGCGAAATACTCACCATTAAAATTCGTACCCCACCTCGAAGCTGACTTAGAGTCTGCTTGTAGCGAAACATCAGGGAATACATCCTTGTACGGATCAGAACCCACCAGATTTCTAACCCTACGGCCGAAGTTAACAGCCAAATCCGCAGTGTGAGAAGCCATGATAACTTTCTTCGCAGGATGTTTGCCCAAAAACCACGCAGGAGCAAGGTATGAGATGAGTTCACTCTTTCCATGTCGGGGTGCAATATTAACAATGACTCTTTTTCTTTTCCCTTCAGCAATTTCTTCAAATAACTTAGCCAGTCTCGCATGATGTGCTCCTACTTTATAGTCTGGGTAGACGTGTTTAATAAAATCTAAAAAATTTGCCTTACCTTGAGTCTTAGTTAAGTCCTTTTTGTACTCTTTCAATAGTTTAAGGCTGCGTTGTCTTTCTGTTTCAGACATGTTGGGTAAATTTTGTTGTAATAAGTCTAGGTCTTCAGCACTAATCATCATCAACCTCTATGTCTTCAACATCTATTATCTCAGTTGTACGTACAACTTTACCTCTAAGCTCATTAATTGTTTTCATAAGCTCTTTTTCTAGTTCATCACCCGACTTATTAATATGAGTAATCTCTGTTTTCTTCTTAAAGGCATCAACTCCATCAATTTCACCTACAGCTTTTAATGCAGCAATACGTTCACGTGAGCTTTTTGCCATAGTTGCTTCTTGTAGTAGGCCATTTAGAACTGTGAGTTTAATATCTGCTAAATCTTTAGCTACCATGTGACTTGTTTGAGCCACCATACCTGCGAGGTATGCTATGGTCTCATTTGGATAATTACCAAAGTCAGGTTTAAGTTCAGGATTAGACATCATTTCTTCAGCAAGAATCTCAGCTTCTTCCATATTATCCTGTGAGGGTTCTATGTTTTCATCTTGTATATCTGCAAGCATTTTTATAGTGCTAGTGCGAGCTTCAAGTTCTTCTTGTGGGGATAAGTTAGGTAATGCTTCACGAGCACTTTTAGGAATTGGGATATTGTCCTCAATATGAGGGACTACTACTGTTTGATTTTCCATGTGTCGCTGAATACACCTATTTTATTGATTTGCAGCTTACTTTACTTATTGGTAGTATAATATATAATGTAAGTAATAACAATGAAATACTATGAGGATTTATTATGAGAATGGATATAACCAAAGAAGGAGTTCTACATTTAGATTTATTTGATGTGGATACTCAGCAAGACCAAGACCAATTTATATACTACTACTTGGGTCTTTCTAGAGACGTTAAAAAGAAATTTGAAAACGCTTATTATTGTGCTTACACAAAACAACTACTAACTAAAACAGAACCTGACATTATACACCACGATGAAAATGGGGTTACGCATATTGAAGTGCACCCAAAAGACATAATTGCTAACTTGAATATAATTAAACAAATACTGTTAGGAAGCCCTGTGGTAGAAGATGAAAACGAATAGCCCCCTATGTAAGGACTCCTAATATTATCCTCGATAATGTTCTTACATATCTTTCCCCCACGAAAATGCTGGGGGTTTTTTTGTCTACAATTTGTGTGGCATTACTCCACGATAGTACAATCTTCTGTACTGACCATTGATTCTACGGTGTGGGTGAGATGCCATTATCTTTGCAAGTAAATACATGTTGCCTCCTTTACGTTTAACTAAGGTAAGCTTTTTTCCCATGCTTTATGGCTATCTTTAAGAAGAAGCGGAGGTAGTTTCCATTCATCTAATATTAAGTGACTCCGCCTCTAGACTTAACTGTACCAAAGTTTTCCAGAATTTTCTAGAAAAATTTTTTGTTTCACGTGAAACATTTGATGGCGGGGGTACTTTACATATACGGAGGGTGGGGTCTTTGTTTTTGACTTTATTGCCAATCATTTATGTGAATCTAACTGTATATAGATAATTATTTGCTTGTATATTATTTGGGTCATGGGGGGTACGTGGGTATATTATAATAAACTTATATACTATAGTAATTCCGAAAAAATTCTCAAAGAAAAATCACGCGACCTGTCGCGTACAAAATAATACTTAATGAGATACTTGATAACTTTACATATTTAATATATACTTTCTTTATAAGTGGTTGATTTAACTACTTATATAAACCACGCGACATGTCGCGTATAAAATTAAACTAAAAAAGGAAATAATAAAATGAGTACAATTAAAGTTAATGAGTATAAAAGTAAAAAGGATAAAGGCGATTTAAATAATAATTATAATGCATTGCTAATAACTAGCGAAGAACAACATAACATTTTAAGTTACTTCGCGAAATTCTTAATAGAAGATAATAAAGTCATTAAAAGGTCATTATGGAATAGTGAATTAAAAAAGGATTTACTTGAGATAATGTGCAAAAAAACTTTATCAGACCCTAAATATGTGGAGCAATCTGGAATTTTTTCGATAGTTAAGAATGAAGATGGTACAAAAGAAGTTACCCGAAA